TTGTTTCGCCTCGATTAGTTGGAATCGGAGAAGCAGGCGGCCAATGTCGACGGCCTGATAACCTTCGATACACAAGTCGTGAGCTAACACGGTGCCAGCTATGCCACACGCGATAAGCTGTAGGTGGCTCTTGGCGTAGCCTTTTGCCTGGCGCATGATTGCGTTGCGTTGTGCCCAGGCATCCACCGGCGGCGATGGTATGAAATGCACGCGGGTGGCAGAGCTAAGTATGACAGCCGATTGCGTATCGCCGAAACAGTCGGTCGGGTTGCCAATCAGAACAACCTCGCGATTTTCCCAGACTTGTTCCCACTGCGAGCGGTATGCGTCCCAGTCGGCTGGCACCAGATGCCGGTCCGGGTAGCTCACGAATCCGCTGCCGTAGGTCCGCCGGTCGAAGTGCTCTTTGCACCAGCCCTCCCAGCCACGCCAAAACCTGGGGATGGATGGTAGTGCATCGCGGTACGGGTCGATGCCGACAACGCGGGGCACGGCAATCAGCAGGTTGTCCACCCGGCTCTCGAACACTTCTTTCAGGCGTCGAATCAGCCCGCTATTTAGCGGCTGGTGTCGATGCGCCCAGCCACGGTATGCGTAGCCGAGTTCCCCGTCGTTGAATCGGGTCAGGCTCTTGCCCGCCACCACCGCTGCCGTGGTTTCACATTCGTCTAGGACGTGTAAATCACTCATGGTATGTGTACCCGTATTCGTCGATTTCTCGTTGATATCGCACGGCAACCAATTGCCGAAGCGTTGCTGTGTAGTAGTCCTTGTATGCCTTGTGCCGTGACTGGTTTGTTTTATCCAGCCCGCCATGTATGCCAAGCGTATCGGCAACTACTTGCCAATCAGTGGCAAGGTTTTCCATCCGGCCGACAAAATCAAACAGGCGGTTGCCGTCGCGGTCGTAGAGCCAGTCTGTCTGGCGGTTTGCGTAGCTCAGCCCCTCCATTGAATAGCGGCCAACCGGTGGAAGATCTCCAGCACAAACAAGCTCGATGAAGTGCTTGAACGATAAGTGCAAGGCAGCCATGCGTTGGTCGGGGCGCCCTTGTGCGAGGTGGTGGTAGACAGAGACGAGCCGGTCCCACGGGTTGCGGACAAACGCGAATGTGAATTGTTCGTCGAGCCAGTCCTGTGTAATGGTGCCGTCCTCAACCAGCGTCGGAACGTAGACGTGCTGAAACGTGGTGATAGTTTTCGCCGGGAAAAACTGCCTGTCCAGGTGAGCTATCCGCTGTGCATGGTGGCCAGAGCGGGGGCATACCAGCCGTTGCCAGATACTTGTGCCGGCCGTGCGTGGTATCCACAAGAATAGGCCGTGCGGTGGCTTTGCTGCGTGGCTGGCAGACTCCATCACAGCACCTCCGTTAGAATTTCCTTGAGCCGTGCCGCCATTGCTGCCGGGTTGTTCGCCCGCTTGGCAACGGCAAAGGCTCGTTCTCGCAGTGGACGCATTTGCAGCCAATCGCGCTTGACTTTCGCAATCAGTTCGTGGGCATTCTCCCACATTGGCTTGCACGGTAGGTAGGTTTCGCCGGGCGTGAAAGTATCCTCCGGCCACGTAGCGATATGGCTAACGTCTGATTTGATGAGCACGGCGCCCGTGAGCATTGCCCCGAAGTCCCGGTAAGCAGTTTCGCCCCAGCCCCACGGCGACAACACTGTCCGACTCTTGCGCATGGTGCCATAATACAGCCCAATCGGCATAACGCGATTGCGGTGTGCGACGACTTCGCCGCCTTGCCAATTGGCTACGGCTTCAAAGGCGGCAATCCGATGTGCCTGAACTTCTGAACGGCCGTAGCTTGTCGTGCCGGAGAAGTGCGCGTCATGGATGCGAGGTGCATCTAGCTCCGGGTCGTGGCGCAACACCCCCGTCATTTCCTTATGCGAACCGAACCCGGCCAGCGGATAAACCTTGGCAAGCTCGGCATCAGTTAGGATGATGTCCGGCTTCCCCTGCGAGGTTGGCCGGACGGCTTTGACGCCATGCTGTTTGAGAATGTGTACATGATACCGGCCCTGTAATTCGTTGTTGCGCGAGGCCGGCGTGAGACACGAGCGTTTCAGGACAGCTTTGATGGACGGCCACTGAATAAACTTGCGGTCGCCAAGTTGCGAGCCGTCGAGGTCATCCGTCATAATCAGGGGCGTCTTGCAGTGGGCAAAATCCGGCGTACATTTGGCCATGGCGACATCAATGATAATCGCATCGTAGCCGGTTGCCGCAAGCACTTCGTCTGGGAGCATCTTGCGGGCCTCACCCCCAAGCGCCCTCGTGGCGGCTGCATAGCCCCAGGTCGCGCCGTCCTTGCGAAAGGCGAAGAGCAACCTCATTGTCAGCACCCCTTCTTACAGTGGGCACAACGCGGGATAAGAAAACGAATCATGCAGCTACGCATGGAACACCTCCGCTGAATCGAGAAACCAAAGTAATACTAGCGACACCATTGACGCCAGTGCCACCACCGCGAATACATCCACCGGCAACCACCATGACGGCCGGTACAGGAGTATGGCCAGCAGGGCTACCCAGTGGCTCAAGCAATAAGGACATTCTAGCAGGGTTCGCAGAAAACCAAAAGTGCGATTGCGTACCGGCTCGAAAATCTTGGCTGTGCTGATTGTGATAGACACCACCGAAACAGCCAGGGCAATACGAAATAACTCTAGCATTGCAGTCCCCCCAGCATCTTCTCCCAGTGCGGCCAAATCTTGGCTGGGTTGGCCAATTCGTCGGCCACGTATGCCCGTGCCCGCTTGGTTATTTTCAGCCGCAGCGTCTCGTCATACCCGAGCATCGCCGCATAGAAAGCTAGGTCGGCCGGCTCATCGGCGGAGAGATAGCCCGTCTCACCATGCCGAATCATCTCGCGCCAGCCCCACTGATTCTGCGCAACTATTGGCACACCGGACGCCATGGCCTCCAGCCCGGCGCGGGGCCAGTTCTCGCCAGCCCCGCCGTTGACTTGCAGCAGGCAATGGAGCGAACCCAGGAATTTCTGCGAGGGCTCGGCGCAGGACGCCAGGCATTCAGCAAAGGCTGGCGGCGTACCGACCTTGTTTTTCACAGCGTCCGACCACGCCATGACGCGCGCCTTCATTTTGCCGTTGTGCCAACGATGAATCAGCTTGAGGATTGGCCACGTATTCGATGAGTACTTATCTCCCGCCGCACGACTCAAGCGGCCTACGCAATACATATCGTTGGGTGTACGCGGCCGGGGATTGTACGGGAACTCATCCACGGAGAATGCACCGCGTATCAAGTGCCCTTGGTCCGGCTTGTAGCCGAGGGGTGTCAACTTCTCCTCGATTTGCTTGCGCTGCCAATCGGACTGAAACACGTAAGCCTCGAAGGTCTTGTTGTATTTCTTACAGTGTGCGATTTCCGGGCCGTAACAAAACGTCATGCAGTTCACCCACACTATCGGGCAGCCCATGTCGCGGAATCGGTGAGCTTGTGCAATGAAATTGCTGTTGCACATCGAGATAACAACAGCGCCCTTGAGGTCTGGCACCGTTTCGATTTCATCCCAGTTTGCAAGATGGACCTTGCAGCCGATACCCTCTAGCTTTTCTCGCCAGGTCAGATCGGCACCGCCCATGGGAATGAATGTGAGGTCGACGCCGTTTGCTCGCAGCATCTTCGCCGTGTGCCAGCACTCCGTATTTGCCCCGCCTGAGTTGCCGGGAAACCCACTCCAAAAAACCTTCATTTTCTTACCCCTTAGTTAGCTGGTTACATTAACGGTTGCTCCGGTCCAATCGCAGCTTGGATCGGAATCAGAATCGTAAGTAGGCGCACCTATGGCCGTGCAATCTATCGTGCTGCCAGCCTGACTGCCTCCGAATTCCACGGCTTCCGCATTACCCACGAAGTCGACGAATAGGCCGTAGTAAACAGTCCCGGCCGCCTCTGATACCTCTACCCATATGCGGGTGGCATTGCATGGCAGGTCGGTTGTTTTCTCCCACACGCAGTTGCCGATGTAGTCCAGTTCCCAGGCTGCATTCCACGCCGTGCAATCCTCGCATTCCGTACCAGAGGAACTGGCCGCCGGGTTCTGTGCCACGCCGGCAATCGTTGCGATGATTACGGCTGGTGTCGATTCGACACAGACAACACATTCGCCGGAAGAGGAGCTGCTGGATGATGCCTCGCCGCTGCTGGAGGAACTGCTGGACGAAGACGAAGACGGTTCGCCACTGCTGGACGATGATGGGCATTGCCCCTCGCTGATAACTACGGTCGGGGTTTGGTCCGGGCAGTAGCCATTGAAGATGTTGTATAGGTCGTAGGCACCCAGCGGCGGGCAGTCTGGATAGTCGCAAGCGGATATTGGGCGACTCAGCCAACGCGACGGATTACTCACGGCATCCGGGAAATAGTCCATATCGACTTGCATGTACCATGCACAGCCCTCGCCGGACGAACCGCTGCCAGAGCCACTATCGCCGCACTCACACCAAATCATTATGCAGATATTGGCGCAGAAACCTTCTTCCCAATCATGGGGCACGCAACGAGTCCAATGGCAACTGCCCGGGAATCGCGTTAGATTGATTATCTGATTCGCACACTCGCAGTCGCCAGTCATGCCGGTGATGGTCGCACACAGCACCTCAGAGCAATCCTCGGCACAGTCAGCGGCATCCGGGCACTCGCACTCACCGCTTGACGAAGACGACGAACTGGTGACACAAACGCACTGACACTTGATTTCCACTTGCCCGTAATACTGGCCTTCCACTTCCGGCTTGTCGTATCGGTCGGCGCCGATGTCGGATTTATCCTCCAGATACCACCACATGCCGGGCGGGTTCGGCGAGACGTAAGACTCGGGGCACTCGCCAGAAGACGATGACGACGAGGATGATGGCGTACACTCAGGCGGCGTACAAGGGCACCACACCCACCAGGCGCAGCCACCGCAGCATTCTTCGCCGGATGATGCCTCCTCGCCACTACTGGAGCCACTAGGGCTACTGGAGCCACTAGAGCTACTGGAGCCACTAGAGCTACTGGAGCCACTACTACTGCTTGAGCTGCTCTCGTCGCAACGCTTCTCGGGATGGCCTAGCACCTCCATCCGGCCGCTTTGTCTATTGAAGGTGACCCAAACACGGTCGCCCTCGACGTAGCCGGCCACCATATCGGGGTCAAGCTCGGCCGTCGGGAAGTACAGGTCGTCCATCGTTCCCGGCTCGGCAATATAGCTGTCAGCGCCGATATCGTAAAACACCGCAGCAGCATCCGGGGACATCGGCACGGCAGAGCCACCAGCCGACGAAGACACCACGCAGCCCATGTCCTCAGTGAGTTCGTACAGCCAAACGATTGTGGGGATGGGCAGCATCACCGATTCGCCGGGCGTAGAAACCTCGGTCCCGGCATGGGGCGCCACGTCGGTTTCCAACCTGCTGTTCATGCCCTCGATCAGCTTATTCTGCTGCGATGCAAAGGGCGGGTCGCGTTTTTTTACTGGGGTTACCCGTGTCATGGCGGCACGATGTAGAAGTTAAGCAACGGGGCAAAGGCGATGCTCGGGTACAGCAATTGGCCGGCGACCATAATCGGGAACCAGCCTCTTGCTCCAGCCGGCACTGTTCGGTATTCGTAATTCCAGCCGCCTACGAGATTGCCGGCACCGTCCCAAATGGCCAGCTCCCGGAATAGATACTCCAGTCGCCAGGTCGGGGTGAGCACATTCAGTTCGCTGTCGACAACGTATTCAACCTCCAACGATGGCGACTCAAATAGGAGCGTGTGAACTTGAGCCCCCAGGAATATGGCGTTGTTGAGGTGTCCGATGGACCTCCGTATCGTGACCCATGGCGGCTGTCGGCAAGCGTGCCACGTCAAGCGATGCTCGATGATTGGGTGCCGCTTGACGATGGTTCTGTCGTGTTCCTGCGCTGGATCGGCTGCCCCCCATTCCAATGCACGCGAGGGGAAGACGTAGTTTTTCATTGACGTATCGACACGGTACGTGAGAAACCCGCCGTCCGGCTCGATGTCGGGGTAGCTGTTCAGGAATTCATACGTTGCCGTGACGAGTGCGTAGTTCCGGTAGCCCTGCAAATCCGTCTCGTGATTGTCCAGCACTTGCGGCAAGATGTCGTCATGGAAGCGTTGCATCCGAACGCGAACAGCGTAGACGCCGTCATGCTTGGGATACTGCGACGGCCCCTCTCCACCGAACAGGAATTTATTGCCGAGGAACTCCGTCTTGAATAGGCGCCGCTCATCCCACGGACAGATAAACCGGCGAACCATCGTGATGCCATCAGAGCTATAATCCTCGTCCGGCGATCCATCGAGCTCTTGAAATGCTACAGCCATTAGACCCACCCCGGAGCTAACTTTTTGATATCGTCACCGAGTTCCTTTATCGCGTCGACCTGCTCCTGGCGTTTCACTTGTGCCTCCCGGTGTATTTTCTCTGCGTTCTGTTTGACCTCCGACTCGCGGCGAAGGTTCTGAAAGACATCACGGAGGCCAGCACTGCCCGTCGTTATCATTCCGCCCAGGCGTTCGCCGCCACCCCTGCCGGCCCTTGCTCCAATGCCCGCCGCACCCCCGGCTATTCGTCCACCGGCTCCAATGCGACCACCGATTGACTTACCGAGTTGTGCAATCATCCCGCCAATGGCCCCAGCTACACCGCCTTCGCTGCCAACGATATCGGCGATTCCGCCAACAGCACCGCCAGCCGCACTGATCCCGCGTGCTGCTGCCATCGCCCGGCGTTTCTCCGCGTCCGCTGCTGCCTTCTCCCGGCCCTCTTTGATCTGCTGTTGTGCCTCGGAGATTGCACCCAGCGAGGGCAGACCGGCCGCTCTTGCCGCCTTCGATATTCGCTCGCGTTCTTTATCCGCCTCTACCATTGCTTCACTTGCGGCCTCCTGCTTCTTGGCTTCCGCTGTGATGCGTCTCTGTAGTGCGAGGGCATCGCGTGCCCTATTGCGTGCTACCGCGTGTTGGGTTTCGGCATTTTGGAGTGCTTTATCTGTCTTGTCCTTCTCGATTGATCGAAGCACCCCTGCGGGAACTGCTGACCCCATGGGCCCTACGCGACTTCGGCTTACGGCCGCGTCTGCTTTTGCTGATGCTGCCCGCGCCCGCTTTAGTTTCAATTCTGCCTGTGTCAGCCCCTTCTGGGACGCCTCCACTTCCCGCCTTGCTCCCTCGGTATCCGCTTCCCCCGCAATCAGTTTGTTCTGCAAGTCCCCTTGCGGCTCTCCTTTGATACGGCCCATCTCCAGTTTATCAACAGCATCTTTCAGCCCGGTTAGTGCCTTGATGTCTTCATAGACCACCTGGCCGAACGTCTTGCCTGTTGCTTGGGCTTTTGCAAACTCAATAGCGATGATTGATAGGCCGCCGCCCACTACGCCGAGTTTGGCAACCAGCGCGATTATTGCCGCTATCTTTACACTCCATATCGCCCACTCGGCAACGTTCTCTTTCTGTTCAACTGTCATGTTTTGGAGTGCGCTTGTCATGCGGATAATAGTCTGAAGAGCACTGGCCATCTTGGGCTGTAACGCTGTACCAAACTCCTCAGCCAAGTCGCCCACGTCGTTTTTCATTTGCTTGAGCTTGCCTATGAAGGTCTTCGCCTCCGCTTCGGCAGCCCCGCCAAATTGCATCCGCAATTCCTTGAGTATCTCCGATTGTGCCCCCGCCATATCGCCCACGGCCGCCATTGATTTGATGACTTCAATCTGCGTTTCCGAGAATGTCACGCCGGCACGACTCAAAAACGTGAGGCCACGGATGGGATCATTGAGGGCCTTGCTGATGAGAATGACGGAGCTTTTCAAGTCCTGCTTCAACACGGTTGACATATCTTGAGCGGCGCGGATGGCAGCGGGAAACGTCTGTTGTCCGATGTTGCGGAATGTGGCCTGTACGGCCATGGCGGAAATAGTAGCCTCGTCGCCGAAGGTGGTTACCTTCTGTAGTCCAGCCGCCATCGCCTTCAATTCGTCCGCCGTGAATCCCGCTGCATGGCCCGTGGCCTTCAGGACGGCCTCAAGCCTTGCCTCGGCTTGTGCCTGTTCGCCGGACAACTTTATCAGCGCCGCCAGTGCCCCACCAGCAACAAACAGAAAGCGTGTCGCATATCGGCCGGCGGTCTGCAAGTGTACCTTGAGCTGCCTCAGTCGCCTGCTTACACGATCCAAGCCACGATTGAACTTGTTGTCACGCAGGTTCAATTCGGCATATGCTGCCGCTAATTCAAACTGTCCGGCCATCGAGTTGCCTCATGTGCCACTGAATCCACTCGCGCTTTTGCGCTTTCCGGTCTTCCATGCGTCCCTGATGTTCCGAAAGCGTCATGCTGCTCTTCTGCGGTGCGGTTATCAGTGAATGTGCCTGCGCGATTGTCATTCCACTAATGGTGTCGTATGTGTAACGGTATCGCTTTGCGAGGGGGCGGAACCATTGACGCTCCCAATTGATGGGTCGGTCGATGTTGTCCCCAGCGTCTTCGCCGGGGACGGTAGGTTTCCCACCGGTAATCCCATCAACTCCGTAATGATCTGGCCAAATACGCCATCCTCAGAACTGGCAACCACTGCCGCAATCTGCTCAGGCGTTGCGTCGGCCATCGTCTTTTGCATCTCGACAACGATCAGGGCCAGCGTCTCCTCGGCCTTCTTCTCGATCAGTGTCGCCGCCTCGACTTCCGTGATATCGGGATGATGCTTTCTGAGTGACAGCCACGTCGCCAATACGTAGCCCTCTCGGGAATTCGTGAAGTCGTCAAACTCCTTCGGCGTCACCTGCTGGATTCGCGTGCTGTCATCGTATGCCTTGGCAAGAATGTCCTTGCGTTCCGATGGGTCGCAAATCTTTAGCAGGCACGAGGCGACCTCCGTTGGGTCGCCTCGCTTTGACAGAATCCGTTTGGTAATGGCGGCATGGTCGGCGAACGTGAGTTTGCCTAGCGTGTACGTTTCGCCGTCCAGTTCCCAGGTTTCCGCACCTGCGACGAGAGCATCAAGAGATGCGTTCATATCAAGCCCCTTTATTGGTTAGCAACCACTCGAAGAACTACCAGAGCCAAGGCAGGTATCATCGAGCAGTCCGAACAGAACAGGCGCGAGACGGCCTACCCATGTGACGGTGTATTCAATCGGCGCTCCATCGTCGATATCCACCGGGACGCGGATCTCGCTGATCCTCACGCAACCGTGGATATAATTGAGGAGAGCCGGGCCGATATGGAAGTCGGCCGGATAGGACGCTCCCGCCTGGACGATGAGGCAGCCTGCGTCATCCGCTCGCAGAAGGAACGTCCCGGACCACCGCTGCGTGCCGGAGAGATTTTCTTTCCACCCGGCGGTCGCGTTGGAGCCGTACTCCTTGAGGTTTCCCTCGATACTTGCTTCCCAGTTGCCAACGGGCGCGAGCACACGGCCCCCGACGTACAATGTTCCCCATTTACCTGACATTTCCATAGTATGTCTCCTTGTTTGTTAGGCACCGCTTGAGCTGCTACTACCGGCAACGGGTCGAGCGATCCCAATAATTGCGATTGAATACGTAACGTCGGCCACCTCGGCAGCAATTCGCAACATTCTGTTGCCGTTGCTCTCACCGGACGATGACGACGAACTGCCCTCGGAACTGACTATCCAGCCCTGCTGGCGATTGGTGAGCAGTAGCGTAGAGTTGGCTGGTATCTCCACCTGATGGCTTGCAGCGCGGAACGGTTCCCACCAGCAGTCGTAGTCGGCGTTGCCCATGACGAGATCGCCGGCCGCCGCATTTTCGTTGACGATATGGATGGCTTTGATCCACTCGAAATCGACGGTTATGGTGTCTTCCAAAACCTTGCGAGTCATGGCCGTCAAATTGAAAACGTCGGAGGTGCCGTTGACTAGGACTCGGTTTTCGGAATGCCAATTGCGATTGGCCTGTGCGATGCCCTGCCCGTCTGCCAGGCTGTTGGCATAGGACAGCTTAGAGTTGTCGACGACACTGTCCGTCCAGTTCCAACTCAGCACCGATTCGATTTGTGTCTTTATGCTCATGGTTACCTGCCAGCCACAACGGCTACCTTGGCCTCGAAGTCGATAACGAAACGCCAAACGCCGTCCGGCTCCTGTAGTTCAAAATCATTCGTCCGCTGCATGTCGATTACGCCATCGGGCGCAGTCAGCAAAAACGCAACCCGGTCGAAGGCAATTTTCATTTGGTGGATGATGGCCGCGCCGTCTGCGTTGGATTGGTGAAACAATTGGAATCTGATACTCACGGTGTCCACGGTCTGCGCGTTGTTGGATCGGATCAGTGGTGAATCGCCGTCCTTATTGACGGCACAGAACGGCAATTCATAGTCCGCGAATTCCAGCCCGGTTTTCAGTCGGCTGGAATCGAGCAGCGTATTCAGCGCTACCGTTGCCGCCCATCGCGTGTGAATCTGCGCCATGATGTCCATGGTTATCTGCCCCCCAGTGCGTGCCGCTTGGCTGCGTCCCTTACGATCATCTGCAATCGCGTAAGGTTGTCGCGTAGTGCCGGGATAATCGTTGGCCGTCGCTGCTTGCCGGAGCGATACCGAATCCCAAGCTCGTGATAGATCATGTATCTCGCGTTCGCCGTATAGCCGACGCGGGATGCTGGTTTTGCTGGCAGGTAGTTCATCACGATATTTTTTTGGCCGAATCCCGTCCGTCGTCGAGGTGACTCCCCTTGCCGTGACGAACTGGGATAGACGGTATACTGCGAGCCCTTGGGACCGCGCGAGGTGCTGCGTGTTCGTTGCTTCGGACGGCCGGCATTCGGGATGCTCGCCTTCTGCCGTGCGATACGCTGCAACTCCAAGCCGGCCGCCTGGAGCCCTTTGCCCATGGCGGCTTTCGTGAATCGCGAGAATTCAGCGCCTCGCCATCTCAAGCTAGTGGCCATGGTGTCACCTCCGCTTCAATGGTCGCCAGTTCGCCAATCCGTTCCGCGCCGCTGTAGCCGGTAACCTTGTAGACCGTATCGTCGGCACCTCGAATTCTGTCGGTCGTGTTGATGTCCACGTCGCCGGCAACGAAGACGCTTACGCTCTGCACTCGCCGCTTGGCCTCATGCTCAACTGCCAGGTCGGTCGTCATCGGTTGGATTCGCGCCCGGACCACCTTGAAGATATGCCACGTTGGCTCGTCGGCCCCAGTGGTGCCCTTCGTGTACGTCGCCCGCTCGATGGTGACCGTATCGTCCAGGCCGTAGACTACAGCCACGTTGCGGCATATCAGTCGCCACCGATGCTCCAGGGTGCTGTCCTGTCGGTCCAGGATCGTGTACCGGTTGCCGTTGGCGTCCACGATCTCGTCACCCATCGCCGGTTCATCGACAACCTCGATGTCGGGGAAGTGCCAGCGAACATCACCTTGCTGGTATTTGCCGTCCGATGCTTCAATCTCCGCGTAGGTAATGGCACGCTGCAAGGCATGGTCAATCGAGGTATTAGGCGTAGACCCACGTCGATCCAGCGTCACAGCCTCCAGGCCGTCAACGACATCCTCAAAATCGGTGGATGGGCTGAATAGCGACGCCATTAGGTGAACCCCTGGTGGTGAATTTCGTAGGGGGTGCCAGCGTTAATCAGCTCATCAATGTCTGCCAGCTTTTTTGTCAGGATGTCGAAGTATTCGCCCCATAGCACGTTCTGCCCGTCAAGGTCGTATGTCGGCTTGGGGCTCGCCGTAATCTCCACCAGGACGGCGAGGATCTGGCTCTTGATCGTTGCGAGTTGTTCGGCGTCTGTAGCCATGGCTAGTGCTCCAGCCAGTTCAGTTCAATGTCAAAGACGTTGGCGTCCGCTTGCGATGTCAGGTGCAACAGGTAGGCCGTATTGACGGCCAGTACCCAATGCCCCGCGGCAATCGACCTGCCAGCTACTAAGCACCTTTCGGATAGCATCTAATTGGGTGAATTCTGATTTAGGCTCACTGCTCATGGCGCACCTGTCAAATGCAATTCAGTTGAAACCGGATATAAAGCTCATCCGCCCCAACGGTGATAAGCCGGTACTCGACGAGGTATCGACGGCCGGCAATCGAAAACGCCTCGTCGTCGCAAGTGTCAATCGTGTGCTTGAAGTTGTAGCCGGTGGTGTCTTTCGTCCACATGCAATCCGTTTGCAATGCGTTGTAAATAATGTCGGTAATCGTCAACGATACGTTGTTGTGGCCGTCTACTGCCGTGCGGTTGTCTGAATCCTGATCGTCAAGCAGGTAGACGGTATAGGTTGCGGTCACGCCGCACTCGCCAGAAGACGAGCCGCCTGGGGCGAAGTCGGCTTGCGTGACAGCCACGCAATCGGCACCGATGACTCGGGCCAATAGCGTAGCCGTACCGTTTTTGAAAACGCTGCCGTGTTCATCCCGAGCGTTCGCCATGGTGTCCTCTTATCCAGAGCCGGAGAAGGTGCCCAGGCGGCGGGGCAACTACCACCCAGGCACCTCTCCAGTTCGCTCCAGCTAGTGCTCCGCGTTCGCGTTGATAGCGGGCCAGGCGTCCGGCTCGCAGATGGTTTCGCCGCTCGAACTGTGCCCACAGCTACCGGACGAGATTACCATGTAATGCGGTCGCTTCACCCAACAGCCGCCGCGTTCCGATGCCTTGAACCTGACAACGATGTCCTGCTCAAATTCCACCGTCGAATTGATCGGCTCCTGTGTCACGGTTACCGGCCAGTTCTCGCGGTAGACAAACGCCTTTTTGGGATTGCCCAGCAACCAGACATCGGCCGGATCGCCGAAATCGTTGGTCGCAACCAGCAACTGATACGCCCGGCGGCTCTTCTCCGCGAGGGTGTAGCCAGCCAGCGGATTTCCGCCGATGGTGTTGGAAATCCCGCCACGCGGTCCGGCGTCGACGTCCCCGTGCCATACGGTCGTGGCGCCGAGAATGCGACGGGCAGTAGCCCATTGCGGCGGCATCACGATAAGCGTCTGGCCGCCGATCTCGATGGACTCCCCGTTGTCCGGATCGGTCATATCGTCAAACCAGCGTTCGGCGTAATCGATGTCGGTCCAATCCCGCAAGGGGCGGTCATGGATGTTCGCGGGTGCCATCGTGTTGCCGCCAACTTGCTGATTCGTCGCGTTGTACGTGTTATACGCCGCGCCGTTGTAGTTGAAGTTGTTGGCAATGCCCAAGATGACATTCCAGATGCGCTTGTCCTTGTTGACCCCGAGCCATTCACCCACGCGGCCTGCCTGGCGCAACATTTCGCCCGACTGCCCGGTGAAGAACAGGGCCTCCTTGGTAAGCCCGACGATCATGCCGCGCTTGTGGTTGTCGGAGAAGTCTTGGTACTTCTCGCCGATTTCCTGCGCCGGATACGGCATCCCCTCGTGGACGATTTCCCCTTGGTCACCAATCGACGTGATGCCCGGTCGCCGTTCGTGGCGTAGCATCACATTGGTTTCCAGGTCGACCAGCGAAGCAGCGATGGCCGATTCCATTAGGAAGGCGTCCATCACCTGCTTTGAAATCACCCGTCCGGTGATATTCAGAAACGCGGTGCTGTCCACACCGTCCGCCGCTTCGAGGATTCTCGTTGCGTGGTCGTTCCCGGCTGCGTTGGGATTGCACGCCTGGCGGAACTCGTGACCGAAAAACGCTTCGGCCAACTCGCAGAAGTCGACATCGGCGGGACGCAACGGCGCGTCCTTGTCTTCCATCGCTTCCGCAATGTGCTTGGCCATTCCGGCCGGACCCATTGTCCGGCTAAGTTGTACCAAGTCTCTGTACTTGATTGCTCTCATGGTCGCTGTCCTTTCTCGGGCTATTCGCCGGAACTCGACGAGCCAGAGCAGGTGTCGCCCTCATACCCGGCTTCCATAAGCTCGGATGTGATTCTTACGTACACCGTCGTGGCGGCCACGTTGACTTGTTTTTGAACGATACCGATGGATCGTTGGTCTATCTCGGCATCGCCGAGGGGAACCTCGATTACGGTCTGGTTCAACAATGCGTTCCCTGCCGCATTCTCCGCAACGCCAACGCGGTCGGCGATATCAAAGAGTGCCGACGCACAGTCAAATTCAAACGTGCCCTTGGTGGCAACGCGAATCGACGTAACGTCGAGGGGATCGTGACTCGGCCTATGCTGTTGCATGGCCACGCCGAGGAACTTGCACTTAAACCATTTTTGGTTAATTGCAATCGTCCCTTGGTCGTTTACTTCCGACGCCGGCAGGGTGTAAAGCCCAGCAGCATCTCGTTCGCCGTACACCAGGTCACCGATTTCGATGGTGTGTACGTTGCGGACAAAAGCGACCACCGGGTAGGTGTCGCCGTACCGCCATAGCATCCTATTTGCCATGTGTGTGTTCCTCCTTAGTGAGGGTTGTATTGGATGGACGCGCGGCCTACGTAATGGCCGACATCACGTCCTTGGTGCTCATGGTCGCCGCCTGCCCCTCGGCCAGCCGTTGCTCCGTGGAGACTGGCTGCCCGGCGTCCTTGAGTTTGGCGATGGTCTGCCGATCCTCGATCAGCTTTTTGCGACCATCATCGTCGGCGCCATACATGGAATCGCGGAATACTTCCGTCACCAACGCCTTGGGCAACTTCGCGTCCTCGATTTCCTTGTCTACCGCCTTTTGCGTTTCGACCAGCGCGGCGGCCGCTTCGTGGCGGTCCACCTTTTCGGTCAGTGTCTTGTTGGCCTCTTTCAGTTCGGCCAGCTCTTTCTCCGTCGCGGCTGTCTCGGCCTTCCGTTCGGCGGACTCCGAAACTGCCTTGACGGCACCTTCACGAATTCGCTGAACGAGGTCGGGCCGGTCGGCCTGGAGTTGATCCATTGTCAGGTCTGCCATATCGGCATCCTCCTCTTCTTGGGAAATGGTTTCTTCAAAAAGCCCGCCAGTCGTTGCTGGATCCGCTACCAGGTCGACCGACTGCACGCGGCTGATTTCCTCGACTATTACCGAGGTGCCTCGCCGCGCAATGCGAGCTTGTACGTTATGCGAAAGCCCCACGTTTTCGGGCGCGTGCTCTGCGTCCCATTCCAGTTGCTTGGCAACTGAGTGGTTCGGGTTGTAATACAGATCGCCGTACAGCCCATCCTCGCGGACTACAACGCCACGGATAATGCCCATGCGGTCCTGATAGGCACGCGGCTGGGATGGATCGCCTACCGGATGGTTGACGTTTACCTTCGCGTCCTCGTACAGCGGAGACGCACGCTTGAGCGTATCGAGCGGATACGTCCGGCCGTTCTTGGATTCGAGCCCCAGGATCTTGACGCCGCGGATCAGACCGCCGCCATTGTCCACTGCCAGTTCAGCGCCCCGGCTGGTGACGTATTCCTGTAGCGTCTCGATCGCCCCGGCGTCGTGTGTCGTGGTAGGCATTTGCGGGCCTCCGTACATGCAAGAACAAAAAAAGCCCGCACTCCCCCGTAATGGGGAAATGCGGGCTCGGGTTGTTCCCTCTGCCGCGTCGTTGTCGAATTGTCTACTTGTCAGTACCCTCGATCATCCGCCGGACGTGTCTGGCGTGACCGTGTTGATACGTGATTTCAACTGTTACTTTCCCATGAAGTTGCTCCTGTTTGGCTCTGTCTGCTAGCTCTGATAGCCGAGCATGGGCTCGATTTTCCATCACGTCGTTTATTCTAGCAGTGTTTTCTGACATTTGTCAAGTCATTCTGGTTCGGGTGTTGTGCTCTCAATGTACGCAAGGCGGACTGACAGCACATGCTCACGCGATGCAAGGGCGGTCATCATCTCCAGGGCCTTGTCTCGTTCCATGTTATCGAATGGCCCCCAGCGATAGGTTTCCGGCTGGGTGCTGGAACCGCCTACTATACCGGGAAACCTGGCGCATTCGCCATCAAATACAACAACAAGCTCAAACATCGTTTACCCCCTTACGAGGCTCGCTATCGGGTACTGGCTGGAATTCTCCGCAGCTTCGATAACTGAAGACAACTGTCGGCGTGGACCAGAAACTTGCACGACGCAATTGCTTCGGCGTTGCTCCCGCGATTGGCTGCGGCGGAAATCGCAGGCAAAGGCCCTCCTCTAGTTCGTCCTCGCGCAACTTGAAGAATCTGCATTTGCCGCAATGGCTGTTTTTCATCGTTTACCCCTTTTGGTTAGGATTTCGTTACTGGCTGGAAATTGCATGGCGACTGTACTGGAATCCATTGCCTTTCGCAAACTTGGCTAGATCATCGTGCATAAGGTCGGCAAACTTCTTGTCACGTGCCATCGCTGTCACTTTCCTTCCCGCCCGAATCTCGCCGGCCTCCCATTTCTGGAGCTTGACATTGAATACCACACTGCGATTGTCCCATTGTTTTGCTAAGTCTGCCGCCTTTGCTTTGGGTAACGCCTTATTGAACTTCACCCCATACACGTAATCTGGATCAATTGCATAGTGGCGACCGCCTGCGCCTGAATACATGCCAATATCCCGTCCTGACGGAGCGGACGGCGTTGGATGATTGTGTAGCGTAACAAGCCGACCATCGCTTGCGGCCAAGGCATCGCGGCCAACCTGCGGAATTGCCACCTCGCTTGCCTTCCCGTCAAACTGATGTACGACTTTTCCGTTATCTATCAAGAGCATCCGCTCATTGCCCGCTGCTTGTGGGGCCTTGAGTGTTTCTATCTGCTGTTGTGTAATTCCCGCCGGGGCGGTTGCCCCTTCCTGCTGCTTCCATAGGGGCGCATCCTGCGGCTTTACTGTCCTTGCTTTTGTTGCCTTGGGCTTGGGCTTTTTCTTCGCGGCCTTTTTCGCTGCCGCTGCTGCCTTCTCCCGCTCACGCCGTGCGGCTCCAGCCCGATACGGCGCGCCCAATTCTACCGGTGGCAGATCCTTGATGAGCGTATCGTAATCTTGCAGCACGGGGGTAGTCCAGCAGAGACAATTCGGCGCCAGTGGAATGGGCGGCAATACTTCCCCATCCTCAGCGATGAAATCCCCGCCGCTTGTCCGGTAGTATATTTTGCCATGCAGTGCGGCATGGGATTCCCTGGTACGCTCAGTCAGTGCCGAGTGCCACTGAATGCCCGACACCAGGTCGCCGGCCTCTTGCCACGTCTTGTCCAGCCCAGCCTGTGCAATACGCACGCCCTCGGTCCTGGCTATCCTGGCAGCCTTGTAGTGAACGTTGCCCACGTACTTCTGTATGGCTGCCGTCATCTTCGCTTGTGCGGCGCCCTCGCTGTATAGATTGGTCACCGTCCGAAGCAGGTCGCTCTTGTCGCCGGCCTCCACCGTCTTGATCCGCTGCATGGCCGACATACCGTCGGGGGCCGTGGTGTCAGTCAGAATCGTCGTTACCTCTGCTTCCGTCGGGGGCGGAAATTCAATCTCCCGGACGATCTCCCTAGCCCGCTCATCGCTCACCTTGCCGTTGATGATGTCGTCCAGTTCGCTCGTAATCTCCGGGCCGAATTCCGCCTCGGTTGCCAGTAGCTCAATCGGGATGTTCCGGGCCACCCAGAACTTGAGCGGATAGGCTGATACGAAATCCAGCGTGGCCGTGTCCCAGGACCAACGCCACATGGACGTTAGAAACTTCTCTAGAATGGCGGACCCATCGGGGCCTACCTCGTCGGCGATCACATCAAGTCGCCTCCGAAGTGCGGCTGCCGTCCCCCGATGGGTCGCTGCCACCCCAGCAAGACGTTCCTCCACGCGGGCCAACCATTGATCCAGTGTGTGCCCAAATCCCACAATCCTACCGTTCCGGGCTGCCGTTCGCCGGTCGGTTGTCTTTCGGATTGTGCGGGTGGCTGTTGGCATGGTCTTAGCTCAGCTTCCATTCTTCCAGTAAACCGTGACTATCCATTATTCGATCCACTTCCTTGAGCCCTGAATCTGCAATGCCCCGCATTTGTTCGATCCCTGAGCGTGTAAATCGGAGCATATCGTCGATTGTCCTAGGTCTATCAACAAATGGGGTGTAGCCGACTGCTGCTCGCGTAAATGCGTTTCTGACTCGGATTGATACACTATCCCACGGAAAGCGTGGTGATACAGGCGGGGTGGTCGGCTTATCATCTTTGCCTTCCAAAAAGCTAGCCAGCTTGCCCATCACCCAGCGGGCTTGGCTGGCTGACAAGTGAACCGTAACGCAGGCATCATGGTCGTCGTTCTCGCCTTCCGTGGACTCGAAAAACGTCATGGCCATGCCCTTGTCTGTTTGCTTGCAGTGAAAAATGCCCAGCGAGCCCAATTCCACCGAGGCCAATCGCCCGTGTCTGTGGCATAATGCTATGCCGTTCGTAGACTCATTCGTCATCGTCTTTGCCCTCATCGTCTACATTGCCCTGCTGCCCTTTAGCGAACAGCGGATTTTCCATACCCGCAAACGGGTCGCGGGCTTCCCTCTCCTCTTCGATCTGCTCTTCTTCCACGTCCGGGTCAAGCTCGTTGCGAATCCTGGCCGAGCGTAGACTCATTATGAATTCCCGCACTAGCAATACATCGGCGTCGACTTCCTCTTTCCGGTTCCGTGTTATCAGCCGTGGCGGCTCCACGTCGATCCGCACAACGTCTCGTGTGTTTGCGTCCAGTTCGCCGCTCACCACGGCCAAGTCAAGCACGCGGTTTAGAATCGCCTTGTCGTCCTCAACCATATCCCATTGGATGCGTTGGAACTGCTTGACTGCCGGCCCTTCCGCTACCATCGTGCTGGAGTAGTTCGCGTTGCTGGCATCGCTGGTGAGCATGAATTCCGGCATAACCAACCGGCTGGCGATTGCCCGAAGCTCTGCCTGCAATATAAGCACGTACCGGCTGGCGTCAATCCCGGCTGCAGGGAATTCGTGGCTCATGTTTTCCGGGGCGTCCAGGATCGTGCCCGGGGCATACTGCCGGAGATACCGCGTTTGATTGCTGCCGAGCCCAGTGGTACGTGTAACCGAAGCATCGGCGTTGCCCTCCACCATACTCTGTATGGCAGCCTGCCCACTGGGGTGCTTGCGAATCATGGCAATGGCCGTTTGTATCTCCGCCGTGATACTCATGTTTCGCAGCAGCTTGCCGGCCCGCTTGAGATTCTTCCGCACTGGAAAATACAGCGGTAGGCCACGCTTGACACCCATATCCACGTTTGCCTTGCGGTGCTGGATGTCGTCGGCTGGGACTAGCACACCATCGACATAGTAGCCCTCCACCGTCTCCACGTCCTCTAGGCTGGTGATAATCCCGAAGCTGTGATTTGGCAGCATGACAGCCTCGGCCGGCGTTGCCACCTGGCCGGGCTCGACGAATCGTACTTTAATGGTGTCGCCTGCAAAAAAGAACCTCAGGAAGCACTCGCCGTCCCGGTCCTTGCGCCGGATAATTTCCTGCTGCCGCTTTGGCCATTTATTCACCTCCGTGAACCGATCCAACACGTCCTGGGCTGCGCTAATTTTGTCGTCCGCTACCTCGTCGCCCTTGTCGGCAACAACCGTATAGACGTGGCCCGTGCCGACAACGTAGTTTATACGGTTCTCGTGGCCGTTGATGGCGAACTCATTCTCCACCGCCAGCCGGCGGCATTCCTGTCGGATTTTCTGGAGTCCCCCTTCGTCGAGTACAGTCGAGTAGGCATCACCCACGCCGCCTACCACTCGCCACAGTTCGCCCGTATCATCGTCACGCAGGGCGTCCAGCGGATCAATGTAATCGTCGTAGTATCTGGCAACGGACTCCACTAGCCGAGCCTGTGCCGCTTCGAGTGGAATGGCCTCGCCGAATTCGCCAACCATGTATGTGTTTAGCATGAGTTATCCCTTTTCGCAAAAAGAACAGCCTTCCAAATGGCATCGCCTTACAGGACCGTGGGAATAGAGGAAAGATTCGAACCCCCTCGCTTGTCCGTCCCGGTCGGGGCGTGGCGTCATGTGCAATGCCTGAGCAACCGCCACTACCACAGCGGAAAAGCCGATCCCAACGCGATGCGATAGAAAATCGAACATTGGCAATAGTGCCTCCGCCTCTTCTTCTGACACGTTCAGCACATTGTAAATCAGTTCCGGGCCACACGTACCGAGCATATCCCTGTCGAAATCGTCGATACTACAACTCGGGCTTGGGCGCCACTTATTGCAGGCTGGATCTGGCATCGCTTATTCTCCTCGTTCGCAACCGGGCATTTCAGTCCAACAACCCATCCCCGGGGGCCCTTTAACCTCGCCCACGGCTTCAATCTTGGATATCTCCAGGCGTGAATAGGTCTCGCTACCATTTATCGCCTGCTCTAACTCGGCGAGCGAATCGTACTTTGTCATCGCGGGCACTTTTACCCAGCCAATGCCGGGCAGTTTCCCGTATACTATCCACAGGTTACACATCGCTATCCTCCGGTTATTGGGGGGTCCCGATCCAGCGTCCTGTACTTATTTCTGGTTCGCCGGATAATATCTCACCCAAAAACTCTAGGCTTACTACTTTCGCGTGGTGAAATTCATCGTCATTATTGATTAAATGCTCTACTTCGGAAAGCGAATTTTTAGTGGTCATCACAGACACTTGCAGGTAGCCATCTATGGCCGGTACGCGACCAATCAATTTCCAGACAAACATCGCTTATCCCCCTGTTCTGCCAGTCACCCGCTCCGCAGGCCCCTGGACGTATTCAGCCAATACCCGG